ATATGGGTCTGGATAAATTGGCACACCAGCAACCATCAGGGCGCGGAACGCAGCCTGTGGGCCGTTAGCTTCGCCATCAAAGCCCGAACCTGGGGTAATGACATATTGCTCTTGACCAACGTAGTCCTGAGCCAACAGCGTCCAAGTACCAAAACCGCAAACACCGAACGTAGGCACTTCAGCGCCGTACTTCACAGTACCCGAAATGTACTGCAAGATGTTCTGACGGGTTGGGTTGACGTTACCAGCGGCATACACTTTTGACTGCCACCATGTGTTGCTTGAACGGGAAATGTTGCCGTAAGCACCAGCGGCTGGGTCAGTGTTCGATACCGCACCAGGCAGACCGATGAACTGCTGCGTGTTGGTGGTGTTGGTGTACAGAGCCGTCGCCATCGCGTCCATCATCACGTTAGTCGCGTCATTCATACGCGCTTCGATCAATGGGATAATGGCAGCGTCTTGCTGAACAGCGCCTTCCATGCCTAAGAATGGCACTGGAGCGATCATCAGCTTGAGGTCGAATTCTGCGTTGTACGCACCCTGCTGAACGCTGGGCTGGTTGAACGAACCAGAATAGTCTGACCACTGAGCGTTCACAAATTGTGAACCCTGCACTGGCACAGTGACCGAACTGACACCGCCCGATGCGCTCTGACTGTTGGCAATCAAAGCAGCCATCAATGGCGTTGAGTTATAAAGCTGGACAACCAGCTTTGGGATAAACGCTCTACGCGTTACATAGGTAAGTTCCGTATATTGCGAACTACCTGTTGCGGGTACAATACCACCACCGATTGGCATAATTTTTCTCCAAATTCCTTAATTAAAAACCGATTGGGCGCGAACCTTTTCGCAGTTCAGCTAATGCTTTTGCAGCTTCGTCCCTAGCGCCAGTAACCGGATTCTTCCAATATTTGTTAAGGTCGAATTTGCTAATAGCACTTGGGTTGTAGCCAGACGGAGTTGGTTGAGCAGATTGCTTCATCCACGACCAATATTCCGCAGCGGCTTCGTGATTGGTAATGCCCTTGTCGAGCATTACTTTTTCAATAGCTTCAATATCTTCTTCTTTTGCAAGACCATTTTTAACCACACGATTGCGTCGTGCAGTCAATTCTTCCATCGCATCACGTTCACGTAATTGCGATTCAAGGCGCTCTACCCGCTTGTTAGCGGATGCGACTGCCGTGTTGGTTTGATCTTCGATGTCTAGTTCAGGAATTGACATCTCAGGCTTGGCTTTCTTGGTTAGACGCAAGAAATCTTTGCGCGTAGCGGGGTTATCCGCAAGGCTGCGCGCAAGCATTGCCAATTCATCACGGGCTTCAAGCGATAGGTCTTCTAGGCTCATTAGGAATTACCTCGGTGCTTTTCTTGATTTACGATTAGGATTTCGTTGTGCAGCCGTTCGCTTAGGGTTGGGAAGTCCCTTAGCAGAACGGTACGCCAAAACGTCGTTGGCAAACGCTTCACGGTTGTCATCTTGTTTTGACGAAGTATTAGCCATCATTATCTCTTGCTACGACGCTTAGAAGACTTATGCTTTTGTTGCATAAGCTCTTTCCCGCTGCGCTTATGCATAGGGCTGTGATGCTTGTAGGGATTACCCTTAGACATTAGATTACTTTCTTGCCGTTGCCGCGATCATTCACGGCCATCTTGTTCTTAGCGCCAATCTTGGTTGGGCCAGACAAACCGCCAAATGGCTCATAGCGTGGGGTGTTGATAATCGGGCCATTGGCCTGGTTATTGTCGGTTGGGCGACGGGGTTGCGAAGCGCCACGGGGCTTAAATAAATCCATGATTTCTTTCCTTTACATCGGACTTGGAGGAGGAGGCGGTGGAGCGCCGCTTGGAGCAGCACCTGGTGGGCCACCCATTGGAGGCATAGGGATGGCGGGAGCTTGCGCCATTGCTTGGCCTTCTGGCGTAGCACCTCCCGCTTGCGGTAAATTCTGCAACATCTGAAGTATTTCAGTTTGCTGTAATTCTTTGGTCTTGCCCTTACGAGGGCCGATCACGCCAGTCAAGGCGCGTATCGCAGCCATTGCTTTCTGGCCTTCTACCGATTCGCTTCCAAGGGACGGCAATGATTGTTCAATCAAATCCATCGCCATCGACAGGTTGACCATCGCGCCTTCTTTGTTTCCCATCTTAGGTTCTGGGGTAGACATGGGCGATGCCATAGGAGGCGTACTTGAATCAGACATACCAGGAGCCTGAATACCAGCATCAGGAGCCGCACCTGTAGGCGCACCCTGTTGCTTTTTCATCAGCTCCATCATTTTATCTTGCGAAACGCTCAAGTTATTCTTCCAGTCGAATTTAACCGATTGTGAATCATACTTTTAAAACTTGTCAACTTTAGTTGAAAGAGGGGTAGTTACCCACCCCTCTCTCTGTAAGGCAAAGGATTGCTCCTTTGATCTTACTTGCGAGCCTTACGACCCTTGCGTGCCTTGCGAGCCATTACGGTTCTCCAGTGCAGGGCCAACTTAAATTGGGAAGTCAGCCAAACCCATTAAATCCCAAGTGGGAATTACCGACGAGCCTTCCGACCCTTTTTGTGCATTTTACGCATACTAGTACCTTCCTAAAGCGCGTCCCATTTTTCTGGGACTTGACGCTTTGTAAGTTTTAACATTGGTTGTTTTATATTGCAAATTTCCTGGGCCGCTTCTCGCAGATAACGCTTGTGAGCTAACTCTCGGTTGATCTGCGGTTGAGGAAACCTCTGGTTTTCTAGCCATTATTCCACTGCCTTCAAATCAGGTTTGCCCTTGCCTTTCGGTTGAGCAGGAGGAGCTAATGCTGCTTGCGCGGCCTCTGCTTTCTCTCGCTTTTTGAGTTTCTCAATCAAGTGCTGCTTCATCGGCGGTTCTAACAAATCAATCAATGATTCTTTGTCAATCGCGCCGGTCTTGAACAGGTTAAATGCCAACTGCCGTAAATCTTCGGTGAATATTGGGCTATTGGAGTGAGCGTCTACTTTAACGACAAAGTCTTTGGTGAACTGTTCGGCAATGAACTTGTTTCCGGCTTCGTCCTTGAAGTGCGTGTTGTCATACGCTTGCATGAGCTTGAGATACATGGTTGCCACTTTCTCAAGGCTGTCTTCAACGATCAGCGCCCGCTTTTTAGCGCGACTTGAACCTAATCTAGCTAACTGCGAGGCGTGACCAGCGGAGCGAACACCCTTCTCACCCTGACCAGACAAGATGCTTGAAATACCACTGGCTTCCGCAAACATGGCGTCCACTTCGTGAATAACTTCAAACAACTCGGCGGGCATGGCAGGGGCTAAACGATCTGCCTTAGCGTTTGGCATATCGGTTGATAGCAATCCACCAGCGCGATTCAACGCAAAATTCTTTTCATCCAAGATACCGGTAAATCCGGTAAGTGCGGTAGGTGGATTAACTTGCTTAGATAGCAAGTCCAAAATCTCGGTCATGCGTCCGTTGCGAAGCTGCTGAAGCAAGATCAGCCGCTGTACCTCGGACTGACCCCAGTAGTAATCGTACTGTGGGCTTGGGCAAATCTGCACAAAGGGCAATTCGCCTTTGAGGAATACGGTTTCACCAGGTCGGTCATAGATGAAAATATCTGGATCAGCCATCGTCACCACGTTGTAATCGCTGATCTCATCGTTCCAGACCCAGAGTTCGTGCATCTTGACGGTATCTTCCGCAACACGGGCTTTGTAGCGGTTCATGCCGTACAAATCGAGGTTGACGTTACCGTAAATGGTTGGATTGGTCTGCGACATTACAATTCGGTCGATACCCTCTGGGATGTCTTCTGTTCGGGTATGAACTGCCGTTCCAATCCGTTTAACAATGGCGTCTCGCTTCGGATGACTATACAAACGGTTGTATAGCTCCGACTTGGTCATGTAATACGTCTGGACAATGGCTTCTTGCCGGTCTGTGTAGGGAACATCTTCTCGCAACACACCCATGCAGCCGGGTTCTACCAAGTAGGGATGAATTCCGTTATTAACAACAATCTTGATAAATGAACTGTTGTAAACCAGTGCCCAGGTGAGGGCTGCGCTAAACACTTGGTCAGTATTGGAATTTAGCCACTCGTCGTTCAGTGCTTGTGTCAAACGGGGAACCTTAACGTGTTCCGGTTGTGGAACACTTGCGCCCATGTTGATGGTAAAACGTGTGGTTTCAGCCGAATACAAGAAGCTGGTCAGTTGGTCAATGTGCGGATAAATCTTGTTAAAGTGGGACGGGGATTCTTCCGGCCCCGCCCCAAACAAGTACCAAGCGCGTAAAGACGAATAATCGCCCTTACGCTCATTCAGAGAAACAAGGCACTTTTCTACCAGATCACGGTAAAAATCTTCCCTGTCATCATGATTGGTTGGTATACGCATTATTTCTTAATCTGAAGACCTTCGTGGTCTTGAGTGTAAGACGCGGCTCTCGGCCCAGTCAAATTGCCTTGCGCCTTCGGATTGATGCCAACCCCTTCATCGCGTACTGGCTTACCGTATCGACCGGACAGAACAGACTTCATGTTCATACCATTGATACCACCGCCCCAGACCGCTGCATCACCAGGTCGTGGTTCTCGCTTGATGTTCTGAGATTGAACAGGCGCTGTGGGCTGAGTGTTCTTACGGGTGTAATAACCCGCTTGATTCTCGCCCTCACGCGCTGACTTGATGTTGGTCATGTTGAAATCCATAGCCAACTGATTCAGCGTCTTATCGCTCTTTTTAGTGGTTTCAGAACCAATGCTGGGGGCTTGTAGAAAGACCACCATCACGGTTTCTTGACAGTCTTCGTTGACACACGAAGGAACATTGCTTTCAAAATAGCCATGTACGGGACATTTGTAATCGTGAAGCACACCCATCTCATTTACCTCCTAGCATTTCATTCAGAGTAGGATTTGAATAATCAGCCTTATTAGTAATACCCAACTTAATCTTTATTTCGCCATTAACCACTTGTAAGCCAGTGCTGCGTTTCATTCTTGGCGCAGCGTCTTTGCTGTATGCAACATATCGGGTGTTATCTCTGTTTTGGAATATGCGTACCCTGCCCTCGGCATAGGTGTGGTACGCCCGACTGACCCGACGTTGAATGGTTTCCGTTAAAGTGTCTTGCTCATACAGAAACACCTTTTTGAAGTGCGTCAGGCTCATGCCAGCCAGATCGCAAAACAAAGCAAGGCTGATGCCTCGGTCTTTGTCTTTGGCAAACCGTTGCATATAAAGCAACAGGTCTTTTTTTGGAATCACCTTATCCATAGACGCCAATCTTCTTTAGGTAGTCAGACACATTGCGCCCGACCGCAATCTGCTCTGGCGTTTTATCTTCCTGATTACGGGAAATCTCCCGTGACAGCTTTTGGTTAATCAAACGGGGCTGAAGTTGTTCAGCATAGGCCGCTACCGCAAGGGCAGTGGCTATGACCCGATCATCCTTGTTACGTCCGGTTGCCTGAATCGTACCGCCATCCCGAACAATGGTCTTCATTTCCTCAAGCAAATCCATCGAATAGATAGCCATCATGGAACGCTCAAAGTAATCCTTCATGTAGGACAACATCCGTTCCTTAGTCGCACTGGTGGTCAGCCATCCAATGCTGTTGCTAGGGCCACTGAGCGTGTCATTACGCCGCCAAAGGTAGTTCTGCATATTGCCGTAGACATCCATCAGAGAACGTCCCATAGAGCCGCCTATGGCAACTGCCTGACGCTTGAGGTTCTTCAGTTCGTTGATAACTGCCTGACCTGGGCCATTGACCTCAAGGTTAAGGGTTGAGTTCTTGTAGGCTCCGGCTAGGTGGGCAATGACCCAAGCAAACTGATAGGTATTCAGTTCACTGGTTGCAAACTCTGCCACCTGTTCCATACCGTCTGAATAGCATCTGAATACTTGTATGCAAAAGCGATCAGCCCAGTCGGATGACCCGTAGGCTGGGTCTGCGCCAATAACGTAGTAAGCCGTATCAATGGGTTCTTCCCAAATCTTCAAGGTTGCCATGCGCTCGTTTGAGGGTATGACCTGCGTATCTTGGAAGTTGGCTCCCATGACGTAGCGGTAGGAATCAAACTTGAGTTTCTTAGCAATCTTTGCCGCATCGGTGCAGCGGGCATTACTGAAGAAACTAGTGCCGGTCATGATGAACGCATAGTCCTCAGTGGGCGGGAACTCCTGATACATCAGGGATTCTTCTTTAATTCCCTCAAGTAGCTTCCAACGCCACCAAGCCATCTGACGGGAGTTGATCTCAACGTCATACAGTTTCTTGATGTCTTTTGTCCATTCCTTTTCTTCTGGCGTTAACTTGCCGTCCCAGTAGACCTTGTAGATATTGCTGTTAGGGTCTACGGAGTAATACTCATTGCGCCACCAGCCGCAGAAGATCGCCTTCTGTGTTCTGGCCTTCCGTGCAGTCACATACATATCGTGGAACATATTGAAGCCACGGGCTGTGCTTTCAAATATGTACATACGGTTAGGGTTGTTCTCAGCAAGTGATGCCAATAGGGATGCCAGACCTTCCTCATCGCCCCAGGAGGAGGTTTCAGTACCGTGCAAATAGGTAATTGCCTTACCGCGTCCTAGAGAGCCTTTGGCGCGTAACCCAGCCACCTGATAGAACAGACGGGAACGGTTCTTCAGGGAGAGCTGTGTTCTGTTATGCGCTAACAGGGGAATCCGGTATTCCTTGGGTAAGCCATCCATGTACATGGACAGGGTAGACCGAAACATATCCCTGTTTTCTTCCGTATCGGTTGTCAGGGTTCCTTGGAGACCCGGATTGATAAAGTGCCAGTACAGATCGAGTGCTAGAGAGATTGTAGTGATGCCAAGCTGCCGTCCTTTGAGGATGACAAACATATGAACATCGTTTTCTAGGCCAGACGCAATTTCGTTCATCACATAGGTTTGAGTCCCTAAGAGATGATCCATGCGCTTTAAGCCTTCCTCTTTAGTTTCAATCTTTAGTTGAGAACAAAAGCTATAAAACTGTTTGAGGTTGAATTTCATCTCGCTTTCTTGCGGGCTGGCTTCTTGGCTGTCTTAGCCGACTTCCTAAAGGCTTCAGCCGTAGGCGCACCAGCAGAACCGACTTTACGCATCTTCTCGCCAGAACCTTTAGCTATCCGTTCCCGTTTAGCATGGATATTGGCGTACAGACCTTTTGCTTTGCTTTTCATGTTAATTGCCCTCTTTTAATTTCCAAGCCAGTATCTTCTTCATTGAATCACGGTCATTCGCTAAAGCAACCAAGCCTTCAACATGAAGTGGCGGGTACTTCGCTTTCCATTCTTCCCAGAGAGCGCGTTTCTTTACTTTACTTTTCCTGCACTCAAATACTCGCAATACCTCTTGCTTGAGATTAATGCGAGATTGTCTTAACTTTTCTTGGATTTCTTTGGAATCGCAATCCATTCTCCGCACCAGTCCTCTTCAGCAGTAACAGGCCAGTGGGCCATGACAGTCTCAAAGATACCTGAATTGCGGGAGACATGAGGACGGGGCGCATATCGCTTGCAGTGACCTGACAAAGCATAGTCAGGAATAGCGTCCCAGAACTTACAGGTGTTACATAACATCAGTCGTAATCTCGCATTTGATGACGGAGTCGCAAAACCTCTTGCTCCAGCGCCTTTGTCCGGCGTTCTGTCTCAAGAAGCTGCTTAAGCACCTCAAGGGAGATCATCGAATACTCCCCGTAATGCTCAGGCATGGGAATGTAGTTTAAGCACTTCTCCATATTCGTACTCCATCCTCGCTGTTTCGAGCAATGAACTTCTTGCCAAACTTCTTAGAAGCTCGGTAATTGGAATTACACGCTACTTGCAAGCTCTTACCAGGCATAAGGAAACTCTCGCCAATAGCCATAGTCTCGTAGGGATAACTACTACGCAAACTAGGCAGAGGTACATCCTTATCTACTTTAATAGCACTGGTCATATACATAACTCCATATACACAAGTAAGCATCATATACAAATAAACAGAAGATGCAAATAAATAGGAATTTTTTATGGGGGGGTTGAGTTAAGGGTCACGCCCTACAGCCCCCCTGTGTCCAATGCCTGGGCGCGGGTGCTAGCGATCGCGTGTGCCAGCGAGCGACAAGGCCATAGGAGGACTACAGAGAGCGAGAGAGTAGATGCGCGAGAGAGTGTAGATGGGTGGACATGATTACCCTAGATTGGGAGAGGACGGAGAGTAGACCTTCTCTCTCACTCTCACCCCTACATCAACGCGTTACATATACCTACATTACAGACCACTATTTATGTCTCATATATATATATAAGAGAGTTTGATCTATCGACTCTAACCTTCCACTAACCAAACATTAAGACATCTTAATGTAAATACCTATTGACATCGCTATAACGCTTATATACGATATATACGTTGATGTTGATAACTAACTCTAACTAACAGGTGGTACAGATTATGAGCGGATTAGAGATAACCGGTGTCGTGTTGTGTTTCGGTTTAATTGTGTTTGGTCTGATCGGAGCGATTAAGACATCGGGGGAGAAATAACCATGGCATTACCAAAAACAACAACAACAATAACCACAAGCAAAGGCACGTTCTCTGGGGAATTAGTCGCCTATTGGCAGAATTTAGCAAGTTACTATCGCGCGCCTGATGGAACTGTTTGGTGCTATGGAATCACCGGACAATGGGTAAATAAGGGAAAACTGACTAAAGAAACATTTCAAAATAACTTACGCGGAACATGGGTAGAAGCTTAAATGCAGCTTGTAGCGCATCCGACTAGGGTGCGCTATTGGGTGCAAAATAGCACCGTATCCTAACAACAGAGGTAAACACAATGACTACGACAATTACGATCGAATCTCACGTTTTGAAAGCTCATTTAATCACTGCATCAAAGAAAGATACTCGGTTTTATTTGTGTGGTGTGCTGGTTGACACCACCAACCGCCGCTTAGTGTCCACCGATGGTCACGTTTTACTGGTCACGCGTTTCTTCTCGGACATAGAGGGCGAGATTGTGCCTGATTTTATTATCGGGCGAGATCAAATCGTGAACGGTCTTAAGACTGTTGCCAAGCGATTGCCAGTGACAATCACAATAGACCAGGACGCTGTAACGGTGGGTGCTGTCACCGGAACCGTAATTGACGCTCGTTTCCCTGATATTTCGCGGGTGATTCCTACGTCAATAAGCGGCGAGACAGCGCATTTTGACTCAGAGCTCGTTAACCGCGTTTCGGATGCGCTCATTTTAGTTGCCGATTCATCCAGTAAAAATAAACCTACCTTGTTTCAAAATGGCACTTCACCCGCGATCATGACTCACGGCGGCGATGCTTTCGGCGTGGTGATGCCCATGCGAAGTGATGCGATTGCCAGCGATGCGCTTATCTTGGTCGATAGCATCATGGGCCGGAAGATAACCCAGTCTGAATCAATAGCGGCTTAAGTTTTACCACCACTGAGCGGGACTAACACCGCTCTTTTTTTCCTAACAGAAAGGTATTTTATGACCAGGAAACGCACGTTAGCACCTTGGAGGAAACACACACCAGGCCCTTGGAGCCATGACGACACGTGGAAACTAATTATGCACGGATCAACAGAGATTGCCACTTTGCGCTATTTCAACGTCGCTAACGCTCGCCTAATCACAGCAGCGCCAGAACTGTTACGCACGCTCAGAGATTTAGTCGCATTGGCTCGCGACCCAGACGGCTGCGATTTTGACGCGGATGGTTTGCTTTTAGACGCAGAAATTTTGATTGCGAGGGTGACAGAATGACCGTTTATATATTGCATTGTGAGGTTGATGTCGTAGGGGTTTATCTGTCTCGCGCATGGGCAGAGTCCGACGCGATAAAGTTTGATCTATTTAACTGGTTTATCACTGAACACGAGGTGACAAAATGAAAACCACTATTGAGAGCATTTATGTCCACGCGTTTATGACCACTGCGGATGGGGTGGAATATTGCGACTCAGCAAAGTTTACCCCCGATGGGTGGTGCGTTTACGAGCGCACAGTAACCGATGCTGGAGGGGAGTTTGATATTCCCTATGAGCAAGACTTTAAGACCAAAGAAGAAGCATTAAATGCGGCTGAAATACGCGCCGCGATTCACAATGTAACGATTGACGAATACTAGGGAAAACTATGAATAACCTTATAGACCGATTATTGATGCACCCAGTGCTGGATTGTCTCGCGCAAGCGACTATTGCCCTGTTTTCCATTGCTATGCTTATTGCCGTGTTTGCCTGTTTTTGGTGGGGGTAACGTGAAAAACATAATCGAACTTCTGCGCCAGAAGCCACCCGTTTACGAAACGTGCTTAGAAGCTGCCGACACAATCGAACGGCTAGAGAAAGACTTTGCCGACGGTCTAGAGGACTGGAAAGCGAACAATGTGTACCACGCGCACAAAATTCAAGCATTAGAGGCAACCATCGCAAATGCCGACATTGAAGCTGATTACGCTGAAATGGCACGGCAAAAGACTGAAAAGCTGGCAAAGGTGCTACGCTTGGCACGGGGTGAACTGATCGCCATGATGCTACGCGCAGAGCCTAACGAAAATACTGAGCGGGTGGTTGATCTTCTAACCGATACTTTGGAGGGGTTGAAATGACTGATCTTGGAGTGTTTAGGGGGTACGAATTGCCCCCGTATGTGGGCGAACGAAACCGCAAAGCGGAGGCTGATTTAAGGTTAAAACGCCTACGCGCACGGGCTTGGATGCGGGAGAAAGGTATTCAGCAGATTGGATCGAAAGCAACCGCCGTTACACGGCTAAAGGATCAAACATGAGCAGTTGGGACATCAGTTGGGTCAACACGGATCATCAGGGACAACATATTAAATACCATTGTAAGGTTCACGGCGAGATTGGTAGGGACATCGTCATTTTCAGCAAGACTAACGCTAGTCTCGCGTCTAATCCGCTTTGCCACCGATGCTTGGTGTCTTTTCTGAACACGAAGTTTGCGGTGAAGCCCGTATGACTGACGCAGAAAAAATCAGTCAACTTCAGGCTCAAGTGAAATGCTGTAATTACCACTGCCTGGTCATATATGAGGCTCTCGAACAAGCGGTGAAGGTCATGTTAAGGTCTGATCCGATCTACTGCGCTGAGAATGGCGTAAACGCGATCACAGACGATGAATGGGACTCCAATCTGAGAGTTTCTAAAATTGTTCTTAACGAAGTGTTCTTGTGGAGTCCGAAATGAGTACGGGGGGTATCGCTGTGGCTGTCCAAGAGTCCCTGAGTTTCCATACGCCCCTGAGAGGGATGGTTAGGATGCAGGAGTATCGCACTAGCATAGAGGCTGCGGAGGCCGTAGAGCCTCACCTGAGCGATCTTCAGGCCAAGGTGCTGGACTACATCGCAGAGCGCGGTCAGGTCACGGATGCGGCTCTGGAATCGCATTTCGGGTTATCTCAATACGCCTACAGCACAATCAGGAAACGTCGCACGGAACTGGTCGCCAAAGGACTGGTACGCGCCTGTGGCGTTGGCAAAAATGCTAAAGGTCGATCAATGACGCTATGGGAGGTGGTCAAATGAAGAAATTATGGCTCAAATTCTGTGACTGGTGGCTCGGTGAAGACCCATACAGGGACTGGAAATCTCTTTATGGCGATCTGCAGGTCGTTTGCCTGACCATACAATCGGAAAATAGGGAACTACGAGACGCCCTTGATGCGCTCCGCGACATGAAGACCGCCCAGGCCAAGCATACCCAATGTAAGTGTGGAAAGGTCGCCAAGGTCGAGCCGCGCAAGGCCAATAGGGTGTCCAGCAAGCGCGGAAAGGCTAACCAAAAGGGGCTGTAGCACAAAATCGAATAGGTACGCCAGTGTGCAGACCCAACCCAGACCCCCGCGCCAGTGTTGAAGGGGGTCTGATGACTGCGCTTCTGCTTTATTGATGTCAGTCTGAGCCGTGAGTTGCTGAAGCATCGCAGCCAGTTGCTGTTGCTCCTGTTGCGAGCGATCAGGCCATATCTTTTGGACGATGGTTGTCGCAAGGTCTAAGCCGGCTGAAATAGGATCAAGTGCCACGGTTTCGCATCCATGTGAGGTAGTCAGCGGCTGATTCAGTGTCGTGTTCCACGCGCACGAGACCCAATTCAGACGCTTTCGGGTCAATAATGATTGTGCAAGATGGAGAAATCAACCTTGGAAGCAAAGCCAGACGATCTGCATACTCATCGTGAATCTTGTAAGACCCTAATTGCAGTAAATGGGTTAGTTGTCCGGTTGCCGGAATTCGCATCATCTGATAACCGCCCGTGTGCCTGTGGCCTGACACAATCACATGGTCATGGTTCGCCATCAATGCAGATTTTAACTGTGCATGGGTGGGATTCCACATCGAGCCGCCAGGCCAGTCGTGTCGAGCTGCAATACGGACTTCCTGAGAATTTGGGAACTGGAGTGCCAGACGCACCGCATGGTCGCCAGTTAAGGTGACGTTGGATTGTTTTTGCATCCATCGCAAAGGATCACCCACGCCTGACCAGTTGTCATGGTTTCCCTGCACCATAAACAGCCAGTCTTCCCGCAGCTCTTTCACAAACCATTCGACAAGTTGCCACGCCTGACCTTGGGTAGTTTCTTGATGCGCCCAGAGGTGGCTCAATCGGCCTACCCAGTTGTTATGGATGTCACCGATGCAGCCAGCGTACATTCCTGGCGTCCGTTTGATGATTTCCATGTCACGCTCTAGGGCGGCAAGATCAGTACCATCATCGTCCAAATGAGGATCGCCAATAAAAACAACTGCGACAGGGTCATTAGTGCGTACTTTAACTGGAATGAGTTTACGGGCTTTAGCGGCTTTATCTTTTCTAGCAAAAACCGCCTTTCGGCGGTCTATGAGTGTTCGGATATCAATTTCGCCAGATGGCAATGTCGGGATATGGATGTTTCCCAGTTTTCTCTGAGAACCCCGCATGGTTTCCTCTGCGGTTATTTTAGCAATTCGATGCTGGAAGGCTCTGCGTGAAAGACCGACTAACGAAGCTGCGACCGTCTTGTTACCAGTCGTTTTGAACGCTTCGACAATCTGCTCATCACTTACGTTGCTTTTTGGCTGCATTTTTTGCTTTTGTGATTCTGGCTCTGGCTTTTTTAGTTTCTTTATCGTCACGCGCATAATTTACATAGATGCGGCTATTTTCGATTTTCCAACTCACGCGATGAACCAAACCGCAGTCACAACATTCTTCCAGTAAAGGTTTTGCGCCATGCGCGACCGCATACCATTTTTTTGAATCCAGTTGGATCGGATCACCTTTCATCGCAAATCCTAGGCTAATGCGTCTTCAATGCCCGTTTTAATAACAGCGTCTGAAAACGGTTGTTGACCTTGTTCTACATGAATCATCGCAGGAACAATCAGATGGAGCGACTTTACAATATCAATTATGTCATCAACATGACAACCACAGGCTTTTGCTACGGTTTCTGCATAAATATCGGTTTGATTTTCTGAAGGGGGCGCCCAGCGAGCAATCATGTCCTTAATCGTCTTAATTCCAGACATCTGGTAATGCGTGAGAATCCTGCAAGCAGCTCGAATACCAAATTCAGGCGTTTTAAACGAAACGAAGGCTTCATCCGGCTGATCTAAGGTTTGTCCACGCCAAACGACGCCAGTGCGACGAATGTTTAGAGGATTATTGATTCTTAGACCTCTTGGGACATTACTCATCGAATTTACCTGTTGAAAAAATAAAGCCACCGGTTTAAGGTGGCTCTACCGGCGTTTACCAGACGTTAGGGATGTAAAGAAGACTTACGGATTCCCGCCTACGGGCAGAATCCTAACACACCTTCATCCCTACTCTGCAACACCAGTCGTCAAGACACACGTTAGTCGTACCCGTTGATTGTCGGGGTCTGTCAGAAAAGCAATTAACTGTCACGGGAGGGTAGCGTGTTCCCAGTGGCTTAAGACCAGGCTCTGACCCACCCCTGTCAACTTGGCGCCCTACACGGAGAAGCGCAGACGAGTATCCCCTAGTAAAGAGGTCAGAACCTCTCCACCGGAAGGGAGAAAGTGGGGATTCTATGGCCTTTTTCTACCGAATCCTGTGTACCTAATCTGGTGCAAAGCAAATAATTGTTGACAGACCCTAATATAAGCATATATAGTCGTTTTTCCTGACACAACGAAGGGGTTTATTAAATGCAAATTATCTGTGCCGATTGTCGATTCTTTATCCCGTCTCAGCTCAACGTTGCTTTTCACAAATGCAAAGCGACTGAACGGTTTGACCTTGTGACTGGTCAGCCTATCTACGACTACTGCTCTATCGAGCGCAATACCACGAGTCCTGCTCGCTGCGGGCAGAAGGGTCGTCACTTTGAACTCAACATGGAATTGGAGGAGATGAATCATGGCGAATGATCGCAATGACTTTGAACCATCAGTGCGTAATAGCGCCTGGTGGTCTGGGGATTCCCGTAAGGCTGCTAACGGTCACGCCAATGAAGCGGTGATGACCAAGATGGGGCTGATGCCTCCGGTCGATCTGAGCGATGTGGAGGCGGTGCAGATGGGTCATGTCATGCAGCCTGTCATAGGCCGTCTGGCTTCTGAGAAGCTCCGGTTGGAGCTGAAGGATGCCGACTATGTGATGACGCATCCTAAAGAGACATGGCTCAAGAGCCATTTTGACTTCATCAGTGCCGACGGTAAGACACTGGTGGAGGCCAAAAACTACGACAAGATGACTAGGAATAAGTTCGATGAGACTGCCAACATTATCCCTGCCGCTGACATGGCTCAACTTATCCATGAGTCTGCTTGTCATGGTATTGATCGGGTTGTGCTGGCTGTTCTGTTCGGCGGTAATGAGTTCCAGACCTTTGATTTTACGATTACGCAAGATCAGCGCGATCTTTTAATCAAGGATATGGCGGTGTTCTGGGGTCATGTTCAATCAGGGGTTCCTTTGCCGCCTGAGACGGTTGCCCAAGCCCGTCTGATGTATGCCACAGATTCGGGAACCAGTGTCACGGCTAATCAGCAGATCGAAACGGCTGCGGCACAGCTTAAGGGCATTAAGCAACAGATCAAACAGCTTGAGGAACATGAAGCAAACTTAACCTTGGCTCTGCAAGGCTATATGCGCGATCACAGCGAGATCATTCGTGTGGATGGTACGGTGGTAGCGACTTGGAAGACAGCCAAGAGCAGTATGAAGTTCAATGCGACGCTGTTCCAACAGGCCATGCCTGACATCTACAAGCAGTTCGTGACGGAAGTACCAGGCAGCAGAAGGTTCTTAGTCAAATGAATAAAAATGATTACTACCACATGGCGGTTAAATCAGGGTTATGGCAAAGCACGCCTATTTCAGACAATGCGCTTATGGCTATATCTCTAATGGAGTTTGTTGATATGGTGGTTCGAGAAGAACGTGAGGCGTGTGCGAAGGTGTGTGATGATTTGGTTGCTGACGGAATGAGGGGAACGCCGGAATGGAATAGCGGTGTACTGAATTGCGTCGCAGCCATCCGCGCACGGGGGGAGAAATGAGCGATCATCAAATGCTTACGTGTTTGTTCTGGTTCGCAATTATTGACAGTGCAGTATATTTGATTACGCAATGGAGAAACCGCGAATGAGCGCATTACCTAA